GCGCCGGGTTCGGCCCGCCAATGAACACGGCGAAGTCGCGGCATTCGGGCCAGGTGCGCGGACGCACCGTGTCGCCAGGCCATCCTTCGATGGCGAGGTCGCCCGCCTCGAGGTCCATGAACAGCGTCGTCTCGGCATCGAGTGTCCAGAGCAGGCTGGTTTTTCCGATGCCGGACTTCCCGAAGATCGTGCCCTTGATGCCGCGTGGCTCCGCGAGTCGCTGGTCGGCGGTGATGATGGGGAGCGCCATGGTCAGCGCTCCGTCTTTGCGCGGGCCGCAGCCTCGACGGCACGATGGGCGCCGAGTGCGCCAACATCACGCGCGATCTGGCTGAGCTTGCGCAGGGCGTACATGTGATCGATGAGCGCGCTGGACGCCGCTTCCAGTCCGCGCAGCGCGAAGGCGATGTCGTCGATCGTGGCTTCGTTGATCGGCTTGGTGTCGGTCTCGCCGCGCTCCGGCGTTGCCGGGATCCGGATCGTCTCGGGCAGCGAGGCGAGGCTGTAATGCGCCTTCTTTAGCGCTTCGAGCGCAGTCAGAGGGGTTTCGGGTTTGGATTTGCCGAACGGGAACATGGGTGATCCTTTCAGTCGCGGAGAAGTCGGAAGGTCTGCTTGCCGGTCTTCAGCGTGCGGGCCGGGGTGAAGGCGCGGCGGATCGACTCCGGCCATGCGCCGTAGGCGCGCTCGGAGACGCCGAACGTGATCTCGACATAGTCGGTAGGGTTCTCGCCCTCGGCGCGGATGGTCTCGACGAGCGCGGCGAGTTTCGCCTGGTCCCACTCGACCTTCTTGGGCAGATCGGCAACGACCGTCACTGCGCCGTCGGCAAAGCGGACCGTTCCGGTATCCTTCGCCATGGCGATCCGCGCCTGTGACGCGCGTTCGCCGTAGCGGAGCCCGATGGCGCCATCGAGCCAGTCCTTGAGGGTCTTGGCTGCCTTCAGCGCGGCGTCGGCTTCTTCATGGAGGAGCGCCAGCTGCTCGGCGGGCAAGGCCACGATGTCGCCGATCGGCATCTGCCGGAGCGCGTCGAGTGTGATGTGATTGGGGATCGTCATCGCCACCCTCACGCCGACTTGAGGGCAGGCTTGTCGGCGGTGCTCTTGCAGAGCTGGACCGCCTCGAATTCTTCGATGTCTTCCAGCCGGTAAACCACCCGGCCGCCGATCTTGATGAAACGGGGACCTTCCCCGGACCACCGCCAACGCTCAAGCGTGCGGTGGCTGATGTTCCAGCGAGCGGCGAGCTCGATCTGGTTCAGATGCCTGACGGTCATTTGCGTCTCCTTGGGTTTGTGTCGAAAACCTGCGGAGACGATGGCGTGTGGGCGGGTAGGAGCCGGGGAGGAGAAAGGGAGGAGCCAGTGGAGGAATCGCAAATCCGTGCGCTGAAATGAAAAAACCGCCCGAAGGCGGTTCAGCGATGGGTCAGATGGGCATCAGATGTCGATCCAGCATCGACCGCGCTCTTCCTTGATGAATTCGCGCCAGTCGGCGCGCCCCTTGAACGCTTTGCCGAGTGTCCGGACCTGGTCACCAGAGTCGGCGGCTTCCAATACAGCAGCTGTCAGGCATTCGCGTTCGCCCCGCTGCCACGCCTCGAAGAGGTGACGAATAATGGCGCGCTGCTTCGTGCCGGTGAACGCGTAACTCTTGCCCCTGACCGTGATCGAAGCTCCATCCGCAGCCATCGATACGGGCTGGCCGTCGTCGCGCCCATGCGCCAGGCGCGCGGCGAGAATCTGCGGATCGATCCGGAAGCCATCGCTTGCATCGATGACGGATTGAACCGCGATGATTTCGTGCCCGCTGATATAGGTCTTTGGGAGCTTCACCTCGGCTGTCAGCGACAGCACTATGCGCAATCCCGGAGATGGACGCTGCTGGAACTGCTGAAGAAGCAAGGCCCATGTCGCCGGGTCTGAAAGGCGGCGACCGATCCAGACAGGCACACGGGCCGAGCGCCCTGGCAAACGGGCGCCTCCAACCTCCCAGAGCAAACCGGGCAGCAGCTGCACTGGACGGGAGACCAACGGGCAGTCGAGCCCATCAAGCAGCTTCGGCAGAAGGGTCTCAAAACTAAGGGCAAAGACCGATTGATCGTCCGGCGATGTATTGACCCATCCCGCCTGCGGGCTGAAATACCCAAAGGAACGACCATCAGGCGAGCGCACAAGGGCGACCGGCGTATCCTCATGATCGGCCAAAGACGTCGCCGCCGCCTCATCGCCCACACGGGTCAGCACGCCGAGCGCCTGAAGCTGCGCGCCGACCGCCGGGTAGTGGTTCGACAAGGCCGCGGCGGTGATGCGCGCATCACGGGTCTGTGCAATCGCGCAGATCAGGGCCAGCGCGTCGTGATCAGAACTTCGGAGAGAGCGCGTCATCGGCGAGGATTCCCCATCGGCGGAGATACTTCTCGCCGATCATCTGCTCTTCCTCGGTCTGGTCCCTGAGATTGCAGCCATGCGGCATGGTGATCGTCAGCGGGAGTGTCCGGCCGCGCTTCGCGTCGCCTTTGGGGTGGAACTTGATGGCCAGCTTGGCCTGCGTGGCAACCCATCCGCCGTCGATCGGATTGCCCGGCCCGAGCCGCTCCTCCGCCATGCTCCAGATGGTGCGGCCCGCCTTGGCCATGCACTCAAGCGTCACGCGCTCGCCGACAGTGTCGAGCGGCATCAGCCGCAGCAGGCGGACATCGACCCGCTCGATACCGTCTTCGAGGTCGGTCGGAAAATCGTAGGGCGACAGCAGCACATCGAGACTATAGCGACGAACCGGCACCTTCTCGTTCTGGAAGTCGACACCGAGGAGATCTCGGGCCAGAAACATCGCCATCTCGGCACGGCTCTCCCGGTCGCTCGCCACAACCTCGACTACGCCCGTCGCGGGTTCATACGTCATCGCGGCCTCGAAGACCGGTCGATAGGCACGCCGCACGAGGGAACCACCGTCATCGAATGCAAGAAGATCGTCCGGCAGGCCTTCGCGGTATACGGTAATCTGAACCAGATCGCAGTCCTCACCCTCGAAGGTCGCGCGCACACGCTCGAAAACATCGACGTGGACGTTGGCCGAGGCAAAGCGAGTCCGCAGAGACGCCTTGAATGCATCGATGGCGATCGGATCGCGGCTTACGGTGCAACCGGCTTCGATGATGAAGCCATCCCAACTGCGCCCGCGACGCTTCTCATCCGTGAATCGCACTTCCTCGGCGTGACGGAACAGGATCGGCGCGTTCAAGAACATCCAGAGCGATCGGGCATGGCCGTTCGCGAGAACGTCGAGAAGGGCACGATCGTCGACCACGCTGTAGAGCGCGGTTTGCCCGGCATCGTCAGCGAGCCCGCTGACCCGCTCGGCGTCATTCAGGACGCGAGCCTTCGCTTCCTCGTCCATCTCATCGACAGCGCGAAGCGCGACCCGGACGACCTCCGGCTCGGGCGCGGTCCAGTCGACTGTCGTTGGCAACGCGATGCCGGTGTGGTCGAAATAGGCCTGCAGCGACGAGGCAGGCATGTTGCGGATGAAGCTCGTCACTGACGCCATAATCGGACCTCCTTAGCCCTTGATGTTGCGCGGGTCGTTCCCGTGCGAATCGGACTGCCCGATGCGGCCGTCCTGGTTGTGGATCTTCAGTTCGGTGCGGGCATTGCTGCTGATTTCCCGCGCCCTTTCGACTGCGTCGGACTTGCGGTCGAAATGGGCGCTTGCGCGATCTGCACCGCCGCGACGAACGTCCCAGCCGCCACCCGTGTTTGGAACTACGTGATGGGTCCCAGACCCCTTACCCTTGGCCATGTTGGACTCCTATGTGCCGTTGTTGCGCGAAATTAAGTTCGTTACTACGAACCTGAGCGCGAGATATAGGAGTTGCGGGTATGGCGTGTCAAGGACTAGGAGTATGGCGAAAGCGAACCATGCACAGCCAGGAGGATGATCAGTGCCAACACCCTTGGGGGAACGAGTTCGAGAGCAGCGACGCAAACGCGGCCTCACACTTGAAGCGCTGGCCGAAAAGGTCGGATCCAGCAAAAGTTACATGTGGGAGATCGAGAACAAGGAAGTCGCGCGCCCGTCAGCGGAGAAGCTCGCGCAAATAGCTTCCGCGCTCGAAACAACGGCCGACTACCTATTGGAGGGTGACGGCGCCAAAGAAGCCGAGGACGCTACAGACATCGCCTTTTACCGCAAGTATAAGAAGCTAGATGCGCCCGTGAAGGAACAACTCCGCAAGATGCTCAATATCCTGGATGATGACTGATGGTCGAAGGGGCGGCGAAGTCACCGCGGAAGGAAGCGATCCGGCTCTCCAAGCTGCTTGAGATCAGCCTGGGATCTGAACGTTTTCCCGTCGATGTCGCCGCCCTCGCGAAGGAAGTGTCCCGAAACTACGGGGATCCCATCGACAAGATCGTCGGCGATGAACTGCCGGGATTCGAAGGCATGCTTCGGCCCCACAAGAAGCGCCCAGCCTGGCACATTGTCTACTCGACCAATCCACAGTACCGGGGGCGCGAGCGTTTCACGATCGCCCACGAGTTCGGGCACTACATGCTCCACCGGCCGGAACTTTCCGCCGCGGATTATGAGGATGGCTTGCTGACAAGAGATTGCGGCTTCGAGTGCCTGCCGCTGCGGTCGAACGAGTGGAAGCAGGCCGAGCGGGAGCGTGAAGAGGAAGCGGACACATTCGCCTCATATCTCCTCATGCCGATCGACGATTATCGTTTGCAGGTCGAGCAGAACGATATGTCGCGCGAGCTTCTCAAGCACATTACACGCAGATATGGCGTCTCGCTTCTGGCTGCGGTTCGGAAATGGATTGAATTCACCGACAAGCGCGCTGCCATGGTGGTGGCCTACGACGGCTACGCGCGTTGGGGACGCGCGAGCGATGCTGCGGCCAGTACCGGGATTTTCATTCCGTCGGGCATGCCGATTCCCGCAAACTCCATCGCAGGAATGGGACCTGGTGCCGTTGATGAGCAAGACGGAGCAACTCAGCTTCCCGAAGGCATCTGGACGTTTCGTCGTGGATCCGAGCCAGTGCGGGAACTGACGATCTTCTCTCAGCGTCTCGGTCTGTCAGTCACGCTGTTGATGTTCGATCGAGCCTCGCCCCGGGTTTGGTTGGCGGAGGAGCATGTGCCGGATACCTACGAGCGCATCCTGGGAACCCGAATAAACGAAAGCCGAGACTAGATTCGGCGCGATCCGGCCCGGCAAGCAGAATCACGACAGTGGAACACTTGCGCAGCATTTCAAAAGACTTCGCAGATATGCGATAACATATTGATTTATATTGCGTATTTCGAGTTTACGACTACCGTTCGCCCATCGACAACTCAACGCGAACGGTCTCCATGAACCACTCACGATCCGGTCCCAATCCCTTGCCGCCCGACAACATGTCGGCGAACGATCGCCTTTCCGAGGTTGGGCGGATCCTCGCCGCTGGCGTAGGGCGCATTCTCTCCCAGCAGGATGCGAAAGCGCTGAAAGCCGCTGACGGCTTCGACATTCTCGCCTTAAAGAATGGCCGTCGCCGCCGGCGCGCCCGCTCGGGGGACACCCGATGACGAGCGCGAAGCGAACAGAGTCGCGTCCGACGCGCCCCGGAGAGAACGCTGGAACTGACGCGAGCGTCCTCGCGCAGTTGTCGGACCTGAAACGGATGACGGTCAGCGAGCTGAAATCGAAGTGGGAGGCGTTGTTCACCACCGCCGCCCCGAACAACAGTAGGGGCTACCTCGAACTCCGGATCGGGCACCGCATTCAGGAGCTGACCTATAGTGGTCCGTCGCGCGAGACGCGACGGATGCTGGATCTGCTGGCTGATGAAACGGAAGGCAGGATCAACCGGAAGTCCATCATCGCGGACGATCGCAATCCGGTGGTCGGAACGCGGCTGATCCGTGAATGGGATGGGATTGAGCACACCGTCACCATCCTGCGGGACGGCTTCGACTGGCAGGGCCGAAAGTTCAAGTCGCTCTCGGCGGTGGCCCGGAACATCACCGGCGTCAACTGGAACGGCTACCGTTTCTTCGGGCTGGGTGAAGCGCGGAGGAACGAGCGATGAGCATGTCACCGTCAGCCACCATCGCCATCCGGCGCCAGTGCTGTGCGATCTATACGCGCAAGTCGAGCGAAGAAGGGCTCGACATGGAATTCAATTCACTCGACGCGCAACGCGATGCTTGCGAGGCCTATGTCGCCAGCCAGCGCGCCGAAGGCTGGGCCGCGATCCGCGAGCGGTATGACGATGGCGGCTTCTCCGGCGGAACACTGGAACGACCCGGCCTGAAACGTCTCATCGCCGATGTCGAGGCTGGGCTTGTCGACGTCATCGTCGTCTACAAGATCGACCGGCTCAGCCGGTCGCTGATGGACTTCGCGAAGCTGGTCGAGGTTCTGGATCGCAATGGCGTGACCTTCGTCTCTGTGACGCAGTCGTTCAACACGACGACGTCCATGGGCCGCCTGACGCTCAACATTCTGCTTTCCTTCGCCCAGTTCGAGCGCGAGGTCATTGGTGAGCGTATTCGCGATAAGGTCGCAGCCTCACGCAAGCGCGGCATGTGGATGGGTGGCTTCGTCCCCTTGGGCTACGATGCCAAGGACCGAAAGCTCGTGATCAACGAGGCGGAAGCAGCAATTGTCCGCATGATCTTCGAGCGGTTCTCGGCGATCGGATCAGCCACCGTCCTGACGAAGACGCTGGTGGCCGAAGGCGTCTGCAACAAGCGCGGCAAGCGTATCGACAAGGGTTACCTCTACAAGGTCCTGAACAACCGCGTC